ATACCTCAACGATCACACTGTGGATAAAGCCTACGCAATCGGAAACAAGGTAACTCACGGCTTGTTCGGCATGACAGCTACAACGGATGGTACAACTGACGCAACAGCTCCAAGCGTAGGCTACGATGACATTGGTAATTTGGTGCAGGATTCAGGAGTGACTTGGCGAGTGGATGGGTATCCTACGATTGACGGTGTTAATGTAAGTGATAGTGCGACTAATAAGTGCGAGTGCGTGAAGGCTAATCCCGTCGATACTACTGGGTTGACTTTATCTGGTGATGTAGCAGCCACATTGACAGTTGTTGATGACTCAGTAGCATTAGCTGCGGCAGGGTTGAGTGAGGTCTGCATGAGCGGTAAAGTATATAAGCTGGATAATAGCACAGGAACTGTAGTTGGGACTGTAGCTATCGATGGAAAAACTACAAACTTAAACGCTCACATAGTGTGTTGCTATTGGAGGGGGGTAGGGGAGGCGCTTATGAGGCTAACCTACAGTTCTGACGTTTCTTCAAGTCTCCCGCTTGAGTACACAAGAAAAGTAACTACGACAGATTCTAACGACGAAAATGCACTAACTAAGATAGAAGTAACCGCAGGCTCTATAGTATACTTCATCCTCCCACAACTAGAAGAAGGTTCAATTGCTACAGCACCAATCATCGGTGCAGACACAGCAGCCACGGCATCCCGCGCAGCAGACACACTATGTATTCCGACGGTAGGACGGTTACGTGAGAATGACTTTTGGATCGATATGATGGTTGTACCTAGTGTGGGTGGGCAATCGTTTGATTATTTAATTGCTACAACCAGCGCCAATGGTCTTGACGCTTTTAGTATTTACAACCCTAGTAATGAACTACGGATTAGGAAAACCATAGCGGGTGTTGATACTTTTGTTGCGAGTACATATAGCCCAGCACTTAATTCACTCCGCGTTCAGGTCTACCAATCATCAACTTACGGTATGGGTATAGCAGTACGAGAAGAAGGTGGAGAATGGATAACGTGGGCAACTAACCCAGATACACAAGATGCACCAATTGCAGCAACAATGGAGATCGGCTCTCGTGACGGCGCAAGCCAATTCCTAGCCGACTACCCATACGTCCACACAGGATTCTCCTCAGACCCAAAAGCAGCTTTAGAGGCACGACGACTAACTCATCCATACTTGGAGGTACTATAAATGACGACCGTACATAACGCCTCAGAGGCGATAGAAAGAGTAAATAATTTAGACAACGTAGACAATACTAGTGATATAGATAAGCCGCTATCTACACTAGCACAAGAAGCACTAGATGTTACTGCTGCGTTCAGGGGTTCTAGTATTGCTGGCAATGGTGAGATTGACCTTAAAGGGTTCGACGACACTTACACTTTCGGTTCAGTACCGAACACACTGAATATCGACCAGAACCCTCAGTATATTAAGGGTAAGGTTATTACACCTGTAAGTACAGACGTTTTGCTCGACGAAGCACCAACCGCACTCGTAAGCACGGATGGACTCGCTCCAGCAGGATTGAGTAAGTATGATTTTGTTGTTACTGAGCCGCAGGAGTTGGTGACGAATGGTATGTTTGATACTGATATGAGTGGGTGGGCACCTTACAATGATGGTATCTTATCTATAGTTAGTGGTCAGCTAGTCTTAACAAATGCAGCTACAGGTGTTTCTGGTGCAGCATATCAAGAAGTGCCTTTAGTGATTGGGGCTGAGCACACATTTAAGCTAAAAATTGTTGAAGGTACGTCAGGAAACTCAGTTGTTAGGTTAGGAACAGCTATCGGCTCCACGAACTATACAGGAATAAACGACGCTGGCAGTGGTACTTTAACGTATAAGTTTATCGCAGTATCCACGAGTATTTTTATTACGTTATATACAAACAGCACTATTGCAGGTGAAACTTGTCTTTTTGACGACATCTCAGTCCAGCCAGTAGACAAAATCTTCCAACTAACAGAATCATCCTACACAACCAGTGAAGCCTTACTCTCTTCAGCAAAATTCACAGCCAAAGAATCCGTCTACCGTGAGGACTCAATATGGCTACGTGACGATGCAACCTACTTAGCGGTTAAAGGGCAAGCTGTCCCTGATGGCTACACTGAGGTTGGTGGTGAGAATGGTTTGTGGAGTGATGGGACTAACTTTGCTGTACCTGTTACGGATGTGGTGCGGAAGCGGAATCAAGGGGGATATCACAATGTCTTTGGTAAGTCAGGAACCGTGAAATGGAGGTCTGACGCAAACAATTCGACTGTTGATTTTTATTCATCGGCACTGTCTCCGATAACCAGTGTGGCTAAATGCTTCTACCCTGTAAATACTGGTGGCGCAGCATTCCCTGCTGGTTCTGGCTCAATATCAACAGCAACTTCAGGAGCACCAGACGGCCTATTCTACGACGCTTTGTACAGCCACGACCTCCTCGACAGACGCATGGGTGCTAAAGGCGTTGTTGATAGTAAGCGGTTGTTGGATGATTCGATGCATGACTTAGTTGATGGTTTGGTTAGGGGGGAGGACTCAGGTGTTGTGTCTACGTTTAACTATGATTTTGTGTCTAATAGTGGCACCCAAACTGTAAATACAGGAGAGGTAGTGTTTATTGTTGCCGGTTTTCAAGGCACCGGAAACGCTGCTACTGTCGGGTATTTATACGAGAGAGTATCAACACCTGTCACACTCGATATAGGTTCTGAGACTAACTATCTCGGTGCTGCTTGGGTGGCACTAGGTAGTTGCGTTACGGCAACCACAACCCGCTCCGCCTCCTCAATCCGTCGATGTGCTTTGATAGGTGATCCTGCTAACTACTACCGTGGACGTTATGATTTTAACCAAGACGGTTCGACCCAAGGGATTACTTATGAAACCGGTTCAGTTATTTATATTAGTGATAGTAACCCACCACTTGCTGCTGATGCTGGACACTTCTTTGTAAGGCTTGGGGGCGGGGGTTCAGGAGACATCTCTACATTTACCTTCAGCAATAATCCTACTTTCTGGCAAGACCTCGGCCCAGACCGTGAGGATTCTTGGCTGCTTGAAGGTAACACCCTCGACGCTG